GACCGCCGGGCAGAGACCTTCAACCTCGACGTGGGCCACCCCGTCTACGTCGCGTTCGACATCGGCTCGTCGGGCCAGCACTCGGACGCGACGGCCTGGATCGCGTTCCAGTGGATCAATGGCCGCCTGTTCCTCTACGACTGCGGCGAGGGCCACGGCAAGGCGCTGCCGGAGTACGTGGACGTGCTGCGCGAGAAGCCGTACTTCAACCGCATCGCGCAGATCATCCTGCCGTGGGACGGCGAGCACCACGAGAAGGCGGTCAACACGACCCCCGCCGACATGATGCGGCAGAAGTTCCCCAACGTCGCCGTGCTCGCGAAGAGCAACAAGGTCTGGAAGATCCCCGGCTCGCGTGCCGGCGACTACGACCTCATCACCGACATCCAGCAGGTCCGCATCCAGCTCTACAACACCATCATCCACTCGGCCAACTGCGACTGGCTGATGAGCTGCCTGGAGCAGTACAAGTACGAGTACAACGCGAAGCTGCAGGAGTGGAGCGGAAAGCCGCTGCACGACAAGTACTCGCACATGATGGACGCGCTGCGGTACGTCGTGCAGGCGACCAAGGAGCTGCAGTTCTTCGGCGGCAACATGTTCGAGGCCGCCGGCGGGAGCGCCTCGACGTACACTGAGGATTGGAGCGGAGTGTGGGCGTGAGACGACAGAGCCAGACCGTGGCCGGCAGCCTGGAGTACGTGGCCGCACACCCGCAGGCTCGTCGGGAGCCGGAGCTCAACGACCTGACGTGGGAGCTCATCGGCCGCAAGCTGTACGAGATCGCGATGCGCCCCGACCCCCGCGTCCGGGGCGCGATGCAGCGCGCGAGCAAGGCGCAGAAGATCATCACGCTCCGCACGGTCGGGCGCCGCAAGCCCGGCTCCCACCCGGCGACGGGGCAGACGGTGGAGCTCGAGTTCGAGGACCTGACGGGAGGACAGATCAGTGTCTGAGGTTGCGATCCGTGGCGAGGTGGAGCGCTTCCAGAACTACCGGAAGCAGATCCCCAAGGAGCACAGGTTCTCCCTCGCGACCCGCCTCCGCTGGCTGTTCAATCAGCGCTGGGGCACCGTGCAGACTGTGCGCATGCAGTCGCCCGACACGAACGACGTCCTCGCCGCCACGATCATCTCGCAGGCGATCTGGGGCAACGACCTCGACAGCATCATCCTGATATACCAGCAGCTCGAAGGAGCTCCTCAATCGGAAGAGGCAGTGGCGGAGCAGCGCTCGATGCGCGTATAGCCAGGTCTCGAGTGTGAGTGAGCCGGTACCGCTTGACCCGGACAGCGATCGGGTTCTGGCAGGCGGCGCAGGCGCAGTCGACGGGGTGCCAGTACATCTCGGCGACGCCCTGTGTATCCTCGGGCATTACACGCAGATGGTCCTCGATGAAGGGTGGGGGCGCCAGTCGCCGCCACCTGCTGAGGCTGGAATGATGCGTGCCGGGCCTACCCACGTTCGTCCCCCGTCCGGCTCACGGGTACAGGGTCTTGGCCAGGTACTCGGCGTAGAGCTCGTTGGTCCGGGGCCGGTGGGTCCTGATGTAGAACCCCTGGGGCACTCGGTAGCAGTTGAGGATCTTCCGCCCGGCGATGTTCGTCTGGTAGCCCTTGCCGAAGTACCCGCGCAGGATCGTGTTGATGTGGCGCAGGTCGCTCTGCGGCTTGCCCCCGTTCTCGATGAACTCGGCGAGCGGGATACCGGTGGCCCACTCGAAGACGTGGACGCTGGCGACCCGGTGCTCCTTGCGGGGTGTCAGGTTGCGCAGGAACTTCCGCACCTCGCGCTCCCAGCGAACGAGGTTGGGGTTGCTCGGCACGATGTACTTGCTCTCGGTGAGAGGCATGCGACCTCTCTCCTCATCCGCCAGGAGAAGCTGGTCCAGGCGCGCTGACTCGCGCACGGGGCGGGCCGTCGTCGGCACGCCCCTGTAAGACCCATCCAGCTTTCCCCTGAAATGCTCTTCTGCTTCCGTGAGGAAGCTCTCTCCCGTGTCAGTCATGACACCATTCTAACTCGCTTCGCGAAAAATTTTTTGAGAAAAAAGAGAGACGGGAACCCCCGAAAGGGTTCCCGTCTCACTCATCCCACCGGTTCGTCCGGCTTCTCCTGAATGGAGAACTCGCTCTGCATGGCGTCGATGATCATCGCCATGATGATCTCCAGCTCAGGCCGGTTCGCCTCCGTCCAGTCGCTGAGCTCGAGCGGCATCGTGTCGCCGTAGGTCAGCGCCACCCGCTCCCACAGCCGGGTCTCCACCGGCCACCCCGACTCCGGGTCGAGCAGCGCCGGGAAGCGTGTGGGCTCGGTCTCTCGCCCCGGGAACGGCGTGAACGTGCCGTCCTTGTACACGCCGTAGGGGCTGGGCACCCGGACCTCGGGCGGCAGCGCCTCGCGGGCGTCATCGAGCCAGCTCACGGCTGACGCTCGATGTTGCGGACGATCCGCTCGATCTCGTCCTGGTCGAGCGAGATCTCCGCGCCCCGGCGCTCGATCTCCTTCTGCCAGTCGGCGACGCCGGCGAGGCGCAGCTTGTTGCCGATGGCGAAGAGGGTCGTGTTCCGGGTTCCCGGCTTGATGGGCTTGTCGAGCTCCATGATGAGTGCGTGCTGTGCCATGAGCATCTCCGTTTCGTCGAGTGTAGTGATCTTCCGAACCGCGTCCTGGGTGGCCGCGATCCGCTGCTTCTTCTCCTTCAGGCGCTGGCCCAGCCAGTCCGGCAGCTCGGACAGCTGGCGGTCGTTCCAGCGCTGCTGCGGCCAGTGGTAGACACAGCCCACGGCGCGGATGTCCACGCCCTGCACGATGCCGATCTGATCCGCGTACTCGCCGAAGCCCTCGTCGGTCCACGACTCCCCCGTCAGGTAGAACAGGTGGTAGCCGTTGCCGCTCTTGCTGACTTCCGCTCGCGTGGCCGGCAGGCGCCCGAGCTCGGATGCGTGCTCGAACCCGCCGTTCTTCCCGTCGATGTCGACGCACACGAGGCGTGCGCTCCGCATCACGAGAGCGAGACCGTGCTTGCCCTTGGAGTAGCCGTACATGGCTCTCCGCAGGCCGAACACTTTGTTCTCGTAGTTCTCGATGAAGCCGGGCATGGGGTCTCCGCCCGGCAACGTGGTCGGAGCGAGACCCCACCCGTTCTGGGTGGACCCGCTCGGGTAGGCACGCACGAGTGCGGGCCCGTGGTCTCCCCAGAGATCCAGCGTACCGTTCTGGTCGAGGATCTCCGTGAAGCCTTCGATGTCGTAGGTGTCAGTCCTCCACCACGGCAGTTTCGTCGCCATCAGTACCTCCTGTGATCTGTTCGATTGCGATCAAGGTCTCCGGGCGATAGCCTCCCAGGACCTTGCGATTCTTGACTTTGCCGTTCTCCCGCTTTGCCTTCCACTTGACGTTGAAGCTCTGCCGCACGAGGGCGAGCAGGTCTCCGTCGCTGCGCTCGGGCAGTCCCTGGGTCTGCGCCCACGGCTTGAACGAGTTGAGGAACTTGTCGAGCTCGAAGTCCACGTCTCCGATGCGATCCAGCAGCTTCGGGTCCGTCTGGTACAGGCTCTCCAGGAACTGCAGGATCGGAGAGTTGATCCACACCTGGTCGTACTGCATCTCCGTGCTCTTCTTCGTCGGTGCCAGCTTGATTGCCAGCTCCTTCTCCTGGACGAAGTGGTCCAGGAGCAGCGAGAGCAGCGCGCCCACCATCGTCTCTCCCGTCATGCGGGAGTGGAACGCCGGGTTCATCGGATACACGTTCGGGAACGAGTACCGGATGAGTCGCTTCTGGAGGGCGGGACTCTTGTCTCGCGCCTTGGGCTCGAAGTTCAGACCCTCGATGAAGAGCGCGTTGGTCTGCACTCGGGTCGTCCCGCTCTCGTAGAGCATGCGAACCCAGAGCGGCTCGCCGGCGATGAGTGTCTTCTCGGCCGACGAGTCCTTGATGTAGCCCATCTCCCCGTCGAAGATGATGTTGAGCAGCTTGTTGTTGAGCTCGACGCAGGTCGGGCTCCGCTCTGCCATCGCCTGCCGACTGATGCTGCTGATGTTCCCGTCGCCGAAGAGCTCCGTGAGCATCGCCAGCAGCACGCCCTTGCCGTTGCGGCCCTCGCCGATGAGCAGGACGTACTTGACGGCGCTCCACCCCGGCGCGAGCGCCGTGGCGAGGTGGTGCAGCAGCGAGTGTGCCTCGTCCTCGCTCCCGCCCAGCCACTCGACGATGGTCTTCCAGACCTCCTCCTTGTCGGAGGGATCCTCGTTGAGCGTGGGCCCGAGGAAGTTCGGGCTGAACGACCCATCGTGGTCGATCAGCTGGCCGACAGCGTTGATGGTCTTGAGGCCCGCGTCGGTACGGATGAGCAGCGCGCCGCTGCCTCTCCCGTGCTTGGCGAACTGCTTGAGCATGAACTCGAACGACCGGGCCTCGCCGTCGTTCGCGAACAGGACGTTGAACTGGTCGTTCGCGAGCTCGAGGAGCTCGTGTCGATTGAGGGGGATCCAGATCGCCTCGCCCACGGCGGGCGGAGGATCCATCTCCATGTTGAACCACCCTACCGGGACGTATAGCGTCCCGTTTTGATGGACGAGCTCGAAGCCCTCGGCCATGCTGCGCGCGGCCTGGGCCAGCTCCTTCTTGTCTTTGAGATCAGGCATTCCTCTCCTTGTCTGCGGTGTGGCGGCCGGGTCTCGACCGCCACACCAGTCTCAGTCTCCAGCGAGTTGCCGGATCGTCTCGATCTTGTGCTCGAGCACCTCGACCCCCTCGGAGTCCAGGTCCTCGTCGAGCGCCCGGATGAGACGCTTCTCGATTGCCTCTTCGATCTTGTTACGGTCTGCCACGAGTGTCTCCTTCTTTAGCGTGCCGGTCGTGCCGGCCCCACCCCTACGCTGTGAAGACGAACCTGTACGCGACCTTGCCGACGTAGTCCGCGGGCTTGACGACTCCTCGTGGGAGTACGCGCCCGATGAGCTGACGCCGGTGGGCGTTGTCGTCGGTGTCGTCGAGGATGATGATCGCGTCGGACACCTTGTCGATGCCGTCGCGACCCGTGGCGAGGGTAGCAGTGCCCACGAGGATGTCCCACTGCCCGGCGACGAACTCGTCGAGCAGCTTGTCCTTGAGGCCAGAGGGAGTATCACCGTCGATGTACGTGACGTTGAGCTCGTACACCGCCTTGAGCTCGGCGTAGACCAGCTTCGCGATCTCGCTGTGAACGAGGTACACGAGCACCGGCTTGTCCCGATGCTTGTCCAGGAGCTCGAGCAGCTTGGTGGCGACCTCGAACCTCATCTCCCCGGAGTCTGGGTCGATGATGTTGTGAAAGGTCTGCCGGTGCTTCTTCTCCATCTGGCTGGCCATGACGCGCTTCTTCGAGTGATCGAGGTTCCACTCCTCGAAGTCCTCGCTCTCCCACGCGGGCATCAAGACCGGTGTCGAGATGTCTGGCGCCTCGTCCGGCACGTACACGGCGTACGGCAGGCTGGCCAGCATCTCCTCCGCCGAGGCGAAGTTGCGCAGGCGCACCACGACCGGCATCTTGCCGAACGGGTTCTGCTCCGTGATGCAGTGCTCGTACAGCCACCCGATGAACCCGCCCTTGTTGTTGGGCGCGTCGAGGGCGTGCATCACGCAGTACACCCGCTCCGCCTCGTTGTACTCGGGCGTCGCCGAGCCGATGATGGCTGGGGCCTTGATCTTGCGCATGTGCGCGTCGAACTTCTTCCAGCCGGCGCCGGTCTGCTTCCCGAGCAGGTGGAACTCGTCCACGATGATCGGGTCCGTCGAGTAGAACGCCGTGTCCTTCATCCGGTACTTGGCGTGGCTGATCGTGTCGACCTGGATCCCGAGAGCGTGGCCGACCCGCCTCCAGCGGGCGTGAGTCACCGGCGGTGCGACGACCACCACTCTCTTGACGTCGACGAGGTACATGCAGGTGAGCATGATCTCCGTCTTGCCCTTGCCCGTGGGATAGAACACGAGCATCTTGGCCAGCATGTTGAGGTCGCTGCCGCCGTACAGGCCGGTGAGCTCGATCCACCTGTCGAACGCCGCTGTCTGGTGGCTCATCCACTCCCACTCGCCACTGTCTGTCGTGACTGTGAGAGCCTCGGCAGCGGTCTCGATCGTCCTCATCGGACGCCCGGGCAGTAGTACTTCCCGGGCTTCTTGGCGATCTCGTACGTGTGCGCCGGGTGCCGCTCGTAGTGCTCGCACGGCTGGTACTCCCCGTTGTGGGCCTGGAGCCACTGGTCCATGATGTGACCCGCCTCCTGCGACTGGCCGTTGAGGTCCGGGCGGACAGCGTCCTCCGGTGCCGGGACGTAGTCGTCCGTCTGCTGCGTCTGGATCGCCGTCTTCTCCGCAGCCACCTGCTCCAGGTAGCTCGTGACGTCGCGCGCCTGGATCGTGCCGCCGTAGTTCTCGTCGACCACCTTCAGCAGGCCCTGACGCCAGCCCTCGATGTCGTCCGTGTTGTCGCTGTAGCGCGGCGCCTGCGCCGAGCGGAACGCCTTGTACGCGAGCATCATGA